CCGAAAGAAAATCCAAATACTTCAAATGCCATAATAAAACCTATTCAATTACTTTTTTTACTTCACGCACCAGAAACATTAGTCCAGAAATCATAAGCCATTGTTACTGTAAATTCTGAGAAGGTATCAACAGCGTCATAACTTAAATCTACTGGAGAAATATCCACTGGAAAACAATTATTAAGAAGAATGGTTCTATTTCCAGTTGGATTTCCTTCTCCAGATACAGTTCCATTCATATCCATGTATGTTATACTCCATTGTTCAGTCAAACTGTAATTGATCTTATGAGTATTACGACCATCCATGAGCTCCATCCAGTCTTCAAAACCAGCTCTAAGATCATTTGAAGCAATCGAAGAATCATAAATTTGAAGAGTCCAGTCGGCGTAACTTCTTTCGCCCGAGAACTTAACTACACGACCCATCCATGGTACAGGAATGACTCCTATAGATGAACCTGGAAGTTGTGTAGCCTTGCAATAAATAGAAAGATCAGGTGCTGAAAGACCAGTTTCGCCTGGAAAATTACCGCTAATTGTGAATCTATTTGGTCTGACTCCAGAAAATTTTGATCTGAAGTTGGTTATATTGTCTGCCATATTTTTTCTCTCCTTATATTAGTATTTATGTCTTAAATTATACTGCTCTTTGACCTGGATACAAGGTATCGGTTAGATTCTTGTTTGTGAATGTAAGTCTTACGAAGTTGATAGAAGTTGTTGGTTTGACGAGAATGTCAGCAACGAAAACTTTTGCTTGAATAATTTCTGGTGGATTATTGCTAGAATCGCAAATAATCTTATAATCCAGAATACCTCTACCACCAAGAACCGCTCTCAAAAGTCCATCAGTTGCAAGACGGAAACGAGCACGAGAAGCTTCATCATTTTGCTCGAATAGAATTGTACGAGCAATTGGTGCAATTTGCTTACGAAGATACATGAATAGACGAGAAACATTTACACCTGAAAGTGTAGATGTGACCGATTCACCTGTCTTGTCTCCGAAGAGAACCGTACCTTCGCCTGGAAAGGAAACGACTGGATTGATTCCAGCATCATATAGGAAATCTTGTTGCGCTGGTGTTGGATTTAATTCCATACGAACAAGATTTAGAATACGACCTCTGGTTGTTCCCGCTGGAGAGAACCATGGTTTGAAATCTCGGTCGGTACGAACAATACATCCAGCAACATCTGGAGTAATATTTGTAGTAACAAAAGTACCATTTTGACCGAGAGCATTGATATGTACCTTATTACCAAATACACTCATGTAGAATTGATTGGCAGTTCCAGTATATTTTTCAGCAGACAACGGCGCAGAAGCAGATACACCACAAACACCAAGGACAGCAGTATCGGTGAGTGATTTGGCATTGACTACTGTCTGTATATTGCTAAAGTCGGCTGCGGCGGTATCACCCATGAACATAACATCGAATGGAAAGAATGTATTCTGAAGTGATTCAGATACTGTTAAATAATTTGAAGCAGTAAATCCTACCAGGCAGCCACCACCGTATTGAAGGAAGTTGTGGACGGACCACCATTCCTTATACCAGTCTTTTCGTACGCCACCAGAAGTTGGTGAAACAAATGCAGCAGCGGTTACACCGATCAGTCCTTGAAGAGTGGCACCTGTGGCGCCTTCAGCAATCAATACAGTGTTTGCATAGCTTCTTAGTCTACCGTACCAGTCATTCAATGATTCTACGAACATAAGACCTGCGGCAGTTTCGCCAGCATTGACTGCTAGTGCCTGTAGGCCTTGACGAGAAACCATAGCACCATTCGTTGGTGATAAAGTCTCGGAAGTTGGAACCACTATGGATTCATCTACTATTCTAATTGTAACATTTGGTCTTGACATTATTTTCTCCTTTTGTAAGTTTTAATATTCGCCTTCAATTATTATATATTATTTGTTGTTTTTTAGAAAAACCACTCTTTAGAATGTAATGGTTGTTCTGGAATATATATTTTTCTAGGAATTTTGTCAGAAATCAACCATAGATCATTGTCTATTAGTTCTAATTTTCCTTCTTTGGTTGTCATTGATGCTCCACCATCATCAAAGAACCCAAATGGCATAATATCAGATTCTATTTTTTCAATTTCATCTGAAAACATTTCCAGACGAACATCCAAATTTGTTAAATTTTTAAAGAAATCTTGTCTTGTTGCCCATGCAAATAATACCAGACACATGACCAAATCGTCGTTATGTCCTCCATCTGCTTCATAGCTTGTCTTTGCAGCAATGAATGTGGTCAATTCGTCAATTATTTCTATGTCTTCTATTATAAGTTTTTCTTGTTCTATTAGATTTTTAAGAACAGAGCAACCTAATTTTTTAACAACTGTCGTGGTTCTTACACCAAATTGTTGTCCCTTGCTACTACCAAATTCACTAATAATTTGACCTTTTCGACCCAATTGATTCACTTTTATAAGATTTTCGTATTCTAAATCGACATGAAGAATATCGGCAATCTGGCCTCCAATATCATTTACTTCTACTAATACATATGCATTATTATATCTTTTTCCAATAGAACGAACAATTGAAGGTAATACTAAAGGTGAAACTATATTATTACGATATTTTGCAACCACCTTATATGGCATCTCAGTAACATCTATTACGGTTACTGCACTATAATCTTTACCCTGACCTCTAGAGGGATCCACACACATGAAGTAGACATGATCCTTGGTTTCATCGTCTATCTGTTTTATAGCATCATCATATACCCAGAATCCATCTTTATTTTTAATCTTTGGTGGACTATAGACCATCGTATTTAGCTTAGTTGATGATATCAGTGTATTACTGGATCCAATGAAATCACATTCAAATTCCTGCTGGAATTGTCTTTCTGATGTATTTTCAATGGTCTTCTTTTTCCACTCTGGACTTCTGAGTGGTCCGCCTGGATATTCAGGAACCTGATGCCAATGCACCTCGACTGCTGCATATTCATTTATGTGATTTATTGCACCCTTCCAAAAATGGTAGAACATATTTAGACCATTTGGAGTAGAAATTATTATAACCTGTGTGGTCTGACCCGCAGTAATGGTGGGATATACGGAATTAAAGAATTCTTCAGCAATGCCTGGAGGGACATGTGCGAACTCGTCCAAAAAAATTATATTAAATGAACCACCACGAATGGCAGATGATGATGTGGCTGCTGCAAGAATACGAGATCCATTTTCTAATGCGATTGAACCTTTATTCCATTCAATGACACCTTGCTGTAGCCACCACGGTAAATGTTCATATGCTTCCTTTACTCTAGCAAGAATTTCTCTAGATGTTTGAAGCTTATTTGCCAAGATAGCAATATTCATACTTTGATTAAATAAAACTTTATGCAATAGATAGCAACAAGCAACCGTTGTTGTTTTTCCACTTTGACGAGGCATTTTTCCAATGACAAAACGATTATTTTGTAAAGTATGAACCATTCTCTCTTGAAAGTCATAAAGATTGAAGGCAACCAGACCTTTATCCAGAGATACTACTTTGATATATTTTTTGGCAAAGTAAATTGGATCATTTGCACATTTTAAATATTCTTCAACCTGCTCTTTGGTGAAATCTAATTTCACTCCAATGGGTTTAATATTTTGATTTCTTAGATAGCCTTTTTGATTAATCATCTTGGGTGTTCTCATCATCTAAATCTTTATTCTGACTTCTAGATTTATTTAATATATTCTGTAAATCAGTAGTAGAACCAACATAAATTGAATTGTTTGTTGTATTGATATTTGTAATTTTTTCTTTTTCTGCATCATTCGTTTTCTTGTGAATGTCTATAAGATCTTTGTTTATATCACTTATAGTTTTTAGAAGTAAAGATGCAACCTCATAGGCTCGCGGGGAATCACCAGCAATAGCAACTTTCATTATGCCATCTATTGCTTCCATTCCAGTATGAATCATGTCTTTTATATTTTGTCTAGCAGTTTCAAAATCACTATGAAGTAGATTTTCTCGTTTTTCTCTTTTTATTTTTTGTAATTCTTTTTTATCTATTATTGTTATTTCTTTAACAGAAGGTTCATATTCTATATTTAATGCTTCTGATATTTTTTCTTCCGACATTATAATCTCCATGTTATTGTGTTGGCTGCATAGTTGCCTGTATAGCCAAAGTCTTCAATCAGTGTGTCATTTCCAGCAGTTAAACCTCTAAACACATTTACATCAATATCTTGTATCAATGTGCTTGGTGATTCTTCTTTAATCTTGGCATATAGATATGTTTTTGCAGTAAAATCGAAAACACTAGTAATGCTTCGTCTTGTCTGAAAATCACCTTCATAATCTTCGGTAGTATTGACAGCATTTAGTATAATTGGAACTGTTACTCTAGTATTGAGTTCATTTAAATTTAAACTTATATTGAATTCTGGAGTAAAGTTTGGTAATATCTGTTCCACAATTTGTAGATTGTCGTCGATATTTCTGGAAAAAATATATAAACCAAAATTTATATTATAAGGAACTTCTGTCCAGGTCTTCTTCAGAGTATTATTTGTTT